AGTAGATGCAGGACCAATCAGTGTTACTTTATTTGTGCCATTATCTGAGTCCTCAAAGAACTCTACAAAGCCAGCACTTGTTGCACCATTCTTTACAGAGATACCTGCGTTAGCTATAGGTGTAGCTGTAAGTGTTGCTACCCCTGTGACCAACAGTGTTGTTGCCATATTGACAGCACCATCAATGTCTACTACGTCTAAGTTAGTAGTACCATCCACATCAATGTCACCAGATATATCTAGTGCTGTACCAATAAGTGTTTGTGTGAGTGTAACCTGCCCATTGGAAGCAATAGTGATAGCATCCACATCTGATGCAGAGCCAATAGTCTTACCATCACCGATAATAATATCATCAGTAAACGTGGCAATACCTGTTACTGCTAGTGTAGATGCCATGTCAACAGCACCGTCTATATCTACCACGTCTAAGTTGGTAGTACCGTCTACATCAATGGCACCACTAATGTCTAGTGAACCAAATGCACCTACACCTGTAGTAGTAATATTACTAGCACCTGTGTCAATAGTACCAAAGCCACTGGTAATACTACCTGTGTTTAAAGCCCCTGTACTAACTAGGTTAGGCATAGCAGTGATTTCATCATCAAAGTATGCAGCTAAGTCTGTTACTGCAACCTGCACCATAGTGCCGTTGTCATTCATAACAACACGGTCTGCATCTACTACTGTAGTAGAAGTAGCTGAAGTGCCACCATCTACAATATTAAGTTCGGCAGCGGTTGAATCTACAGCAGCTAACTTAGTTAAGTCAGCCTGTACTAAACCTGATACACCATCAAGAAGGTTTAACTCAGCAGCAGTAGATGTAACAGCAGTAGAGCCTAGTGTTAGTTGTCCGTCAGGTACAATAAGACCAGCAGCACCATTAAAAATAAGATCATCTGCTGAAGTATCCCAAGTCATGTTAGCTGAAGCTGTATCACCGTACAGGATTACATCGTAGCCTTGATCGTTAGCTCCTACTGTAAGTGTAGCATCTAGCTGTACTGCACCATCAATGTCTACTGCATCAAGATTAGTTGTACCATCTACATCTATGTCACCTGAGATGTCTAACGAAGAACCTGTCAACACACCAGTGACACCAAGAGTACCTGCTACTGTAGCATTAACGTCAACGTCTAGTGTGTCTATGTGTGCAATACCGTCTATGTAAAGGTTTCGCCACTCTTGACTTGCTGAACCTAAATCGTATGTGTCATCATCATCGGGTATAATATGGGAGTCAACATCAGCACCAAACACAACATTATCTGTAACGGCATCACCGAGAGTAATTGTACCGCCATTAAATGTAGTAGTGCCAGTTACAGTTGCATTACCAGCTACAGTAAGATTACCACCTACAGCTAAGTTTCCTGAGATGTCTGCAGCACCATTCATGTCAATGGTAGTGGCAGCAATCTGTATCTCTGTGTCAGCTACAATGTCAAGCTGTCCGTCTGTACTAGAGTTAATGTACAAACCTGTATCACGAAACTGAATCTTATTATTTGTATTAACAGTCCATGCAGAGTTAAGATTAGCACCATCTAATGCTAGTCCTGTGGAAGCATTAATGTCTACGATAGGAGATACAATCTGCACCTCACCATCAGCTACTACATCAAGCTGACCGTCAGTGCTAGAGTTAAGATAAATACCAGTATCACGAATCTGAACTTTCTCGGTTGACGCAATAAGTAGATCATCAGAAAACTCAAAGTAATCCTCATCCTCCATCCACTTTAGTACACCATCATTTGACTCACCATCAAAAGTTATTGTAATATCTGTACCAGCACTGCCAGCACCAAAGGTAAGTGTATTGCTTAATANCTTAGTAATAGCTGCGCCTTCTGCAGCAGTACCATCGTGTGTGTGTCCAGAGGTAGCATTNAAGGCAGCTAAAAGCTGNTCAAACTCATCATTAGAGTCTGATGCATCAATAATATCACCATCTGTNTATGTGGACTGCCGTATATAACCAGCCATTTATTTCTCCTTTAACGCCTTGCGGCTGCATCAAATTCTAACTGAAAGCCTTTGAGTGAGTAAGGTTCTGACGTACCATTATCAACAACCCTTAGTGCTATTGCAAAGCCACTACCTTCTACTGCTTGCCTAACAAGAGGGTTAGACTGACCACCGTATGTAGCAGTACCGTATGCAGATGAACCATAAATAGCAACAACTTTAGTACTGTCAAAAGGGTAAGCAGCAGGACGTGGTGCATTAGGGTCTTCATAATCGTAACGTAAGAATAAGTCAGAGTTTACTACACCTTCAGGGGCATAGTTAATAATAACTCTTTGAAAGTTTTTTCGTATACCTGCGTCACCCATAGCTAAGTCAGGTGATCTGTATCGTCCTATAATAGTAGTACCGTCAAAAGTACTACCTTGTTCTTGTCTGTATACATACCCATCGTAACCACCGTGTGTGATATGAACAATACCATCATCATTAATGTGATCTGTACAAGAAGGTTGAATACCTAGTGTTTCAGAAAACTCATAACCTTGCTCTGTCCTATGACATATCACGCCTTTAGTTTTTGCTGTAGTTCTTGAGTCTGTAGAAGATGTAGTATCACAGAAGAATATACGGTACTGAGTTTTATCAGGTACAACTAAAGAATCAAATTCACTTATGTTGCTGTAAGCACTAAACAATTGATGAACAGCAGTACTAATACTTCCTAGTTCAACATCACCAATTCGTTCAGTACCAGCAATAGTTCTAAGACCGTCTCTTGCTAAGAATACAACATCACCAGCAAATTCTTGAATAGTAAAACCATTCATGCAACCAACATTACGAGATACAGGAAGTAACTGAAAGTCTGCTATACTATTACCAACTAATTTAAATATACGTTCTTCACAAAATATAATAAGAGAGTCACGAAACGGAAACAGGCCAGTGATAGGGTTTTCTAAATTAATAGTTCCAGCACCATTAGCCGATGTAAAATCTGTAGGTGAATAAGGGGCTGAAAAAATAAGTTGTTGTGGGTTGCTTGACATCCCAGCAAAGAATAAAGTGTTCTTAAAACCTGTTACAAACTTAGGATCAGTAGGCGCATTAGTCCCATTTATGTCTGTTACGGAGTTTCCAGAAGAAAAATAAGATGCTCTATTAACACCATCAGCAAAGACTATTATATTAGTGCCGCCTAAATTTTGTCTATAGAAAAAATATTTCTCTGCACCTGTACGGCCTGTATCTATCTGAGTCCAGTACTGTTCTATTGCAGCATTGTCTGAGTGTGCAGCGGCAGTAGTACTATTAGCTCCACGTGTGCAACCAGTAAGTTGTGTAGCACTTTTACCTGTGTAGGTAATCTGCTCTGTACCGATAAGGATTGTACCTGTTGTACTAAAAGCTGTAGTGCTATTTATTGTAAGAGTGGTAACTGAATTGTTTACCGCACCATTAAGAAGCGTAGTTGCATTAGATGCTCTAAAAACTTTAGTACCTCTAGCAGCAATAATCTCTCCATTATGATAAGCAGACATTAATACTTTTTCAGTAGAGGCAGCAGTCTGTGGAACTATGTTGGTATTCCATTTAGCATAGCCATTTATTCTACGGTAGCCACCTTTAATGTCAGGCTCAAAGTTTTGTAACTCAAACGCTTGCCCCGGTTCCATAGTAAAAGTAGATCGGTTAAGTACCAATCCACCTTGACAAGGAAGATAAAAGGATTAAGACCTGATTCGTCTGCCATAGTTAATCCTTAACCAAATGCGCTTGTAGATTTTGATGACCTTGTAATCATGCTAGACCTTATGTAGTCTACCCTATTAGCTAGAAGACTTCTCATATTTTTAATACCAGCCTCAAACCTTTGAAAGTTTAATTGAAACTGTTGTGACTCGCCTCTGTATTGATATCCATAAGCTGTAGCACCATCTACTATAACAGCTCTATATTGTTCTGGTATAGCAGGGACAGCCGAAGCGGCAGACAAAACAGTTGTATAAGAATAGTATTCGTACTTTAAAGAGTACGCTTTATTTGGGTAAGGGTATAAACCGTAGTTATTATCAGGTGTTCTAAAAACATTACGAGGTACACTACCTACATCTGTTTGATCTTCCTGAGTAATATAATTATTTAAATAATCTTTATAATCTATAATAGATAAGTTGCCACCAGCAACACCTAAAGAATCATCTTTAACAAGCCTAAAAGTGTCATAGTCTACATGCTTTGCAGTGGTGGGTATGCTGTACCTTGTAGTACCAGCAGTTAAAGTATCTGTCTGTGTATCGTGGTTAAAAGGCCAACTAAATTCACTTGTATTAATAAAATCAATAGCATCATTTACTGCATTTTTACATTGTATTTGAAACCCTCTAGCTGCAGTAAAGTTAGAAGACGTAAGAGGAACCTCGTTAAAACGAGCAATGACTTCGTTAGTAATATCTAAATACGTATACGCCATTACAATCCCTTAAAATTATACCAAGAGTTTTTTGTTCTGTAAACTTGATACACCAATGGGGCCAGCATATAGCCAGCCCCAAAGTATATATTTTTATTAAATAAGGTCACGCTGTGCAACAGCAGCCTCAGTCTTAGCGGCTGAAACATCTGCAACCACTGCATATACCCGAAGGCGTCCAGTAGCAGGTGCAGCACCAGCAACAACAACGTCAATGGTATCAGCAGCGCCAACACATGCCAGAGCAGCAGCAGCAAACGTAGAAGCTGCGCCAGTATTGACGATGTTAGCTTCACCATTACTACCTTTTGCAAGGTATGTACCAGCAGCAGCAGTCAAGTCAGCACCGTCAATAATGTCATCGCCACCAGCGAAGTCAATATCTGCAGTACAAGAAGTCGTGAAAGGTTTCATGATTTCTGCACCAGCAGCAACGATAACTGATTCAGCAGGAATTTCTAACAGTTGAAAGATATCCCCGTTTGCGCCAGAGTAACCAGCGGCAACCATTGCATCAATGTCTAAGATTGCTTCAATGGTCCGTACAGTATTACCAACATTGGTTGGAACAGCAAGAACATTTGCCCCAACGCCAGCAGTATCACTGGAAGTCATGTCATAAGTAGCCATATTATATTACTCCCTTAAGCTGCGTTATAACGGGCTGTAACGATTGCTTCAGGACGAAGAATCTTACGACCGTATAGATGCATACCACGAACAATGTCAGCAAAGCTGTCAGGGTCACGATATGATTCTGTCTTGTTGATCTGCTCGGCTGTTGCTACAGCAGAATCATGACCAGCTACGATAACACCGAAGTTAGTCAGTTGGTTGGCAGAACCTGTAGTTCCCGGTCCAGTACCTACCGCTGGCAGGTTAGACGAAGAATANACACGGAAGCCGTGGAAGTTGTTAATGGTCAAACCATTACGCAGTCCACCTGATTCACCNAANTCTGCATTCATGAAGCGTGAATCTTCNTCAGCAAGAATTTCCATGAATACTGGATCAACTACAATCCACCGTCCTTGTTTGTCAACTTGCTGTTGATCAAGCAAACGAGCCATACGAGCAACAACCATTGCTGGTGAAGCTACTGCAGTTGGAAGTGCTGTGGCGCCGGGCAAACGTGCAGCCAGAGGAATAGAGTGTGTTCCTGCGGAGCTTGTAGTAATGTTGCCAAAGTCACCTTTATGCAGTTGCATGGAAGAAAGCAGTTCGTTAGCACCTGCAGTTGATACTGCTTTAGTACCGTTTACGGTAGTGTTTAGTGCATCAGCTTTGCTGTGATTAGCAGACTGTGCATAACCCGCCATGTAGCCAAGAACTTCTTGGTCATGGTTGTCAGCAAGACGATAAGCAGCACGATTTGTTGCAAGGTCCATGAAGTTGACGTGGCTGTGAGCCTCTTCAATGTCATCCATCTTGAAAGCAAAATAATTAGCTTTGTCAATGGTGAGAGAAAAGTCTTCGTCTTCAAGATCTTGTGCTGTAACATTTGTACCACGTGCATACTGCGAAACAGAAATTTCTGGTTCTTTAATAATTTTAACAGTATCACCTTGGGCAGAAATTTCGCCCATATAATCAGAGTTTGTGATATCACCACAAACAGTACTCTTGCGGAAAGCAAGCTGTACTTTTTTGGAATAGATTACGGGGCTAAAATTACCATTTGGTAAATTCCCATAACCTGTTGCGGTTGTAAAAGCCATGATAAGTCCTCCTATAAAGTTTAGGCTTTGTTGAGCTAAACATTATCTGAAGAGGCTGATTGTTTTCTAGGGTGCATACTAGGATTAACTGGCCGGTCAATCTAAGTACGGGCCTATACTTAATACAGGTAGTCTTAGTTAGTTTGTTTGAGCTTTAGTGAGGGGGTCAGTAAAGAAGGTAGACCTACTGGTGGCTTCTGAATACTAACCCCTAGTTATACTAACAAATTTATATTTGTCAAGTGTATATTAACGTGCATTACCAGATAAATCATAAATAAATTTACCAGTTCTAATTGCATTAGTAATTTCTTCTTCCTGCTTTTCATATTCTTGTGCAGACATTTTAGCAATCTGAGATTCCGTAAAGGAACCTGCAGTTTCTTCTGCGTCAATTTTAGCTTTAGATGCTTTCTTGACGGTACCAGCAGCAGCCTTACGCTTTGCTGCATAGTCACTCTTAGTCATACCATTGTCTACTTTATACAGATCAATGACACGAATTACTGAAGCTGCATCATCTGAGTTTTCATAGAGGGCATCTTGTACCCACTTAGGTTGTTCATCAACCCAGTCATGAAAGTTATCAGCTTCTCGCAATTTATCAAAGTCAGGATGAGAAGTACGGATATCTTGCTCTGCAGTTGATCGTGACATCTCAGCTTCTTTAGCGTCAAGTCTTTGCAAACGATCTTCTGCTTTGTTAAACATTTCTTGAGCTTTTTTAGCAGCAATAGTTTCTACAATGCTGGCTACGTCAGGAAACTCTGCAGCCCATGTCTCGATGTCTTCATCTGATTTAGGGGGCCGAATGTTTTCCTGACCTAGACGAGCTTCTAGTGCAATAAATTTTTCTTCCCACTCTTTTTCTTTTTGTTGCATGTGGCGCCGTACATCACCGTAACGTTTCTTAAAAGATTTTTCTTCACGGCTAAGATCTTTGTCTTCAACCTCTGCTTCTTCTTCGGTAGCTTCTACTACTACCTCTTCCTCTTGAGTGTTACCCTCAAGCTCTTGGATTTCTTTTTCGTCTTCTTCAATCCGCCTACGGTTACGGTTATTGTGATTAGGGTTTACGAACCCTGCACTTTTTGGTTGTTCCATAGTTTGTAGTTCAGGCATATTCTTTCCTTA